TTTAACTAATCCGGTAACTGAACCAATGACATCAATGCCAATGAAAGGAACCGCTGCTCCAAAAATGATTTGAAGAACCACGCCTAATGCGATTAACGCAAGACCTGCTTCTGTTAGGCTTTTAATCCAGCCTGTTGCTTTTTCTAACATTTTTACTCCGTTATAAATTTAAAGACATTGGTATGTAACAATTACGTACCAGTTGAACCAAATCCACCATCTCTATCTGTTTTTTGAGAGGGTGGTTCATCAGACTCATTCAATGTATATTTTTCACATCGAACCAGTTCTCCTTGGCATATTCTGTCTCCATTATAAATTCTCACGGGTACGTTACTGATGTTCGTAACCATTGCAAAAATGGGATCGACATAATCGCTGTCAATAATCCCCTCACAATTTGCGAGATAAACTCCCTGTTTAAATGCCAGGCCAGATCGTGAATGTAATCGAATTGAAAAGCCTACTGGAATATCTGCAATAAGTCCAGTAGGAATCAACATTCTTTCCATATTATTGAGCTGTATAAAAGTATTACTAATATTTATATCAAAAGCAATTCGCCGTGGTACTGATTTAGTAGAGATTGCTTGATAATATTGTATTTCTCCACCTTCAGTTAAATTTGCATAGAAATCGAAACATGCGGATTCTCTTGTAGCAAATGTTGGTAATTGTACTTTATCGTTTAATTTGAAGAATTTTAATTTTTCTTCATTCATTGGTGATTTTGATAATGAAGCTTTAGTGTTAACCGATGGTGGATTAAGAATTTCCACCGGCTTCTCTGTTTTCGCTTTTTTCATAATTTACTTTTTTATTTCCTATATTATATTTTGCTGTTAATGTCCATTCATCTTTTTCTTTATATGAAAGAATTTTTAATTGATTTAATGGAACAACTAATTCAGCTGTTTGATCAGAATTTACTAATTTTATAAGACTCCATTCAACTAGTAAATTTGATATTGTATTTCTTCTCGCTTGATCATTTTCTGAAAAATCGGTAGGTTTACCATCTAATATAAACAATTCTTTAAAATGAACGATAAAATATCGCCCCTGTTTATGTAATATATGACAAGATTGAAATAATGTCTTGTCCTTTCTTGATGCAACCCCAATTCTTGTAAGTGTTTCTCTAATCTTTAAAAAGTCATCTGGTTCTGCTAGAGTACATTCTACCATTTCATCGATATTTGCCATTATTTTTCTCCACTCCACCTTTTGCAAGTTTATTCGAAATCTCTTTGATATCCTCACTAGAGAGGATTTCTAGAGCATCCTTTGCTTTTTCATTACCGAAACCAAAATACTCTTTGACTAGTTCTAGATTATCAATTTTGTCTGGTTTCAACCATTTAGACCACCTTTTGCGTGGTCTAATGTTATTTAGTAAATAATCGAATTGGAGTTTATTATCAAGAAAATGTAACCTATTCATTTCGTTGACTTGTATGACAGTATCTTGAAAAAAACTGAACCCGCGATTGATAAGAAAAGGAATATAATCTTTTTCCGTCATAGGATCACCATCATTCATGATATTTTTATGATCATTAATGGACTTTATAAATTCAAATGGGCCTATTTTATTTTTCATATCTCTATAATATCATACTTTTTGTATTTGTCTAGATGTATACTTAAGCAGCTTTGAGTTCCAGTTTTGAATTAATCTTATATTTAACAGCAGGAGATACGGGAGTATCTTCATAACTTAAAGATTTATTTAATGGTTTGAATTTTGGAATCTTCAATTCTACAAGACGATCCCATTTATCTACTTTGTTTCCATCAGAATCCATATTAATTTGAGGCATTGCACCCATAACGTTTAAGACTTCTACGTTTTTGCCATATACTTCTGCATATTCTGAACGTAAGGTACAATATTCTTCAATACCATTTAAACGTTTTGATATCATAGGTACTCTTGCACTGGGATTTCCAAAGTGTAATATGACATAAGACTTGTGGCCGGTTTGGGCATACTTTCTAATAGCCTGACCATAAGTACGGCTCAGACCATTTATTGAAGAAGAATATCCCCACATTTCACGTTTTTCATCCCATTTACCTCCAGAAACATATTTTGATATTTTGTCAGATAATTGGTTATCAACCCAAAGATCAATTTTAGTATCGTTCCAAAATGCATATTTAAATGGCGTACCCTCATCCGCCATAACTTGTTCTGCTATCTTGGATTTTGATTGACCTTTTCGATTGGGGAGATATTTGTCTATTCTAGCTTTAATATCTTCTTCAGTATTTGAGAGTGTTCCCCTCTCAATTTGTTGTTTAATAACATAGATTATGTTTGCATGTTTATTATACATCTTTGGAAGATATTCATTCTCACTTAAAGTAACTCCATCCCAATCATCTTGAGTTAAGTCTGAACCATGTTTTAAATAAGAGGGACTACCTTTCTTATACTTAATAATATGAAAAAACCAACCATCTGCTCCCATTCCTTTTATGGAGATTGAACGGCCAAACCCATATTTCAAGCGATACCTGTAGTTCAAGTGAGTAACATTTGAATTTTGGGGATGTTGAAGTGCGGGAAGAGCTTCAGTTAAAATTACTCCCTGACTAAATGATTCCGTTAAATCTTGGATATGTTGATTATCGGCACCAGCTTTTTGATCAGTTCCATCTACCATTCTCGCAGTATTACCTTGAGCATCATCAATAAAGATGTCGTCAAACTTCACCTTCATCGCATCTTCAACGACAATATCTAGATTTATGTGGGAATAATCGGGTGTTTTGGGTTGGACATCTTTGGCGTCAAGCGTTGTCCATGCTTCTTTTACTGTTAACATAACAGTTCTCCTGTATTTAAATTATCGTAATGACACCGAAATTGCGCATTGCAAATTTCTATTTTAATATCATGTACGCTACTATATAGTAATTTTAAATTTTTAATTACTATAACTATATTATATCATACTTCCAGATTTTGTCAACCCCTTTGAGGGCGTGCCGCTGGAACGACACTCCAGACCCCCAAACTTTTATCCGAAAAAACTCTCTAATGGATTTCTTTGTCCATAATGTGACAAATAAGATTCTTTAATTCGTTCTTTGTGATTCTTGAGGTAGATAGTATGACAACCATCTTGAAAAGTCTTTTTTGGTCTGAACAAAAGTTCATCTGAAACTTTACCCGAAAAGGCTTTTCTCAACATTGGTTTCCACATCGGTCCGTCTTCTTTATATTTTGGTGGTATTCTCAAACAAAACTCGACCAAATCTTTGTGAAGAAATGGTGTCCTTAACTCAACAGTTCCACCATACATCATTGCTTTATTAGTACGTATTAGGTTATTCTTATGAAGATTCATTACTAATTTATATCTTTCTTTAATGTAATCTTTGTCCTTATAGTTCCATGCAAATACATGACCATAAGATGCAAACAATTCATCACTACCCTCTCCGCCAAAAACAACCTTAAAACCTTCTTCACGAATTCTCTTAGCAAGTGCTAATTGGGCAACTGCTGGTGAAACTTGTGTCCAGTTATAATCTTCGACTGCATAGACTGCTTCACTAATATTTTGTTCAACCCATTCTTCATCAATAATTACTTCATGAAGTGGAACACCTATTTCTTTACTTGCCATTCGGGCATAATACAAATCATCTTTCTTACCAGTATCACCGACACTTACTACAAAAGCTTGTAGGTCTGGAATTTGTTGTTTAAGTAGATAAGTAACGATAGTTGAATCTACGCCGCCGGACAAAATTGTACACACCGGCACATCTGAAATTAATTCATTATGTACACCTTCGGTCAACAAATCTCTAATACCATCTATTACTTCTTCTTCTTTCATGTCCTCAATATCTGTTATGTCAGGAAACTCGTAAAATTTTGTTTTTTCTAAATTTCCTGTTTCATAATCAAATATGTAATAACAACCTGGATCCGCTAGCACAACATCAGAGGCATTTATATTTAATGATTTCGTGATTGTTTTTAACTCACTTGCAACTACAATTTGTTTTCCTTTCTTAAAAAAATACAAAGGAATTCTACCTATAAAGTCTCTGGCGAAAGTTAATTTCTTTTTTTCTTCATCCAAGACTGCAAACCCAAACATACCATCAAGAGTTTTGATACAATCTTCTTGATCTAAATGAAACATATTCAGTAATAATTCTGTATCACTTCCTGTATGTAAATCAAATTTCGATTTGTAGGAATCCATACTTCGCCACAGTTCACCATTGTAAACTAATGTGTATGGTGTTTTAAACATTGGTTGCTTTGCTTCTTCATTCAACCCTTGAATCGAAAGTCTATTATGACCTAACCAAAAATTAGTTTTTTCATTATAGTCAACACCTTTACTATCCTTACCACGATGATCAATAAGACTTAATGCAGCACGAAAATGTTTTTCATCAGTAAAAATATTTCCAGTTATAAACCCACACATTACTCATCTCCAAATAACGAATTTGATTTTCGTTCCAAAACTACTCTACTATTTCTGTAAGGCGGATCATACTTAGGATTATTCCTCAATAACCATTGTATTTCTTGAAACACCATACAAAAATAACGTTCATCATATTGAGTCACACCATATGCTTCCCATGCTTTATGTCCATGATAATCTACTTTTCCTGTTGCTATTAGCTCATCTCTTCCTTTAGGATCTAACATATCCATTTGAGCATTTGTTATTCTACCATCATTCACAGCTTCAAGTAATGCCTTATTATCTATACAAGCAGGTCTTGATATTGAAATAATGTTTCCATGAAATTTTTCTAACAAAGCACTATCTACAATTGGTTGAGGCGTAGGGTGTGCAGCAACAATTATTGTATCAAAACTTTCCATATATGGATAAATTGTATTGTAATCAGTTGTGGAAGTCACTTCTGTTACATCATAATCAAGGGCAAGATTAATAGCACGACCAATTTTACCTGCTCCTAATAATAAAACTTTTGGTCCTTTTTTCCATCGGTCAACCCATTTTGCTACATTGAGTGTATCTGGGTCTAGACAAACAACCCCTACTCTACAATTCTCTGCTAATTCTAAATTAATATTATCAGACCCATGTGCTCTACATTGAATCCATTTTAGATTAGGATATGCATCAAAAGTTTTTTGTCCTATCTTAGAAAACTTTACGCTCAATACTTCTGTTTCAAGATCACGTTCAATTTCATCTTGTGATCCCATGATTTTATAATCTTCCCACTCAAGTTCTTGATCTGTTATTTCATCCCAATTTTCATATCCTTCAAATTGAAATAAATCATTCATATCCTTCTTATCTTTTAATACAACCTTGCTCACCAGTTACCCCCTAGATTCCAAAATAAAATTTCACCTTCAAATTTTTGTATATTTTTTTCTAACCAATACCATGCCTTCTTGTCCCAAAATTCATTACAAGGAAATGGTGTTTCATACGATACCATCATGTCATCAAATTCAAATTCACTCTTAACTATTTCAATTTGTTCTGATGGTTGTATTTTATGTTTCTCAAATTTCTTTTTGATAGTATTCTCACCAGATACACAAACAGTATGAAATGTTCTATTGTTTCTAGGATCTAATAAAGAAGACCATGGCTCATGTTCTAACATCAATCCCAAACAAGTGACACCAGAACCAGAAGAAACAACCAAATGATCAAAGTCTAATTCTTTCTTAACTTCTTTTAGTCTTTGTCTTTGCGTTGCTATATAGACATCATGATCAAACGCATATGGTAGTCTAATGTAATTCTTTTCCCTTGCTATCTGGCCGACCTTATTATACATTATATTCATCATATTAGGTTTAATAGGAAGAACATTTTCAGATTTTTCTAGGATATGTTGTGGAAATTTCTTGGACTCTGGATAGGCCATAATAAATTCATAATCTAATTCCTTTGACACTTCAGCAAGTGCCCACCCAGACCAAGAACCATAAACAGAAAGATGTATTAGAGGTTTTGATGGTTTAATAGTGGTTAATACATTTCTGAGAGCCGTCAATTTCCCCCAAGGCGGATGTACCACACCATCACCCATTAAGTCATCGCGTTTTACATGAACTTGTTTACCTTCTATGGTATAAGTTTCAATTGGCGTAATTTCATTAATCAAAGAACCCCGCTAATGACGATTTTTCTTTAGATGTTTCTGAGAACTTTTTCTTTTTGATTGGTTCTTGAACCACGGCCGGTCCCATACCCCCCAAAGTAGAATCTTTAAAAGGAGCAAATAAATCAACATCTTCTCCGCCAGGCTTTTGAAAACACCAAACCGATTCGACAAACCACTTTGCCTGCCATTCATCGTATTTTGCTTTTTTTTCTTCATGTGTATCTCCCTCAAAAGATTTTATGCTTTTCGGGCGAGCCATGATTCTCATTCCGATTTGACCTTTGAAATGTTCCTTGAGATCATTTACTAAATCATCAGAAGACTTATGGCGTTTACCTTTAACCTTCGGATCCATAATATTAACCATTAACCATCCACCTGGACTCAATTTATCAAATGCTTTTTTCATTACAGGAAGATAGAATCCATCTCTCCATTCTTCATAAGAATTATATCTACTCCAAGATTGTTCACCCTCAAACTTACTACCTTCTGCATATCTTTCAGTAGCAAAGTATGGCGGAGAACTAAACATGATATCAATGTCATTTGGAATTTCATCCCACGGCAAATCTTCAGCGGGATATCTATAAATCTTTACTTTCTTTTTACCTTCAACAGAAAACCATTTATCACCAAATTCTGATTTGGGAGTTTCTTCTCCCAACCAATTTTCATACTGAACTGCCATCTTGTGATAATTTTCATGGAGATCACCATTAGGATCCATACCATAATATTCTTCAGCATTAGAAGTAAAAAATCCTGCCATTCTATCACCCCAACCTGAACTGGTATCAAGCACCTTTTTTGATTTAGTAAAGTCATAAAATGCTTTTGCTACTGATGGTTTGAATTGACCTGCAAAATATGCTCCGACTCTAATGCCTTCGATATACATATTATTCTTGAGAGGCATTTCACATTTTGGATGTAATCTCCAAATTGGTGAAAGTATTTGTTTTAAATTTGTTTGATCCTCCCACATTTCAATCGGACTAGGTGAACGATCATAACCACATTTCATTCGTTCACGATTCATAAATGCATCAGCCATAGTATTGTGAGTTGCACTAAAATTTAAAATTCCTATTCCCCATTCTGGAAAATTGCCCACGTAATCATCATATTTTTCGTGAACTGTTTTACATTTTTCTTTTGGGAAAATATTATCTTTTAAATTAAGATTACACAAGTCATAAAAATTTTGTCTAACTTCGTGCATATCAAATTCCCGGAATGGAAATTTGGGGTGGTGTTTTTCAAAGAAATGAATCATAGTATCGATCATGACTTTCGCCCGCTTAGACATAGGCAAAGACATATCTGTATCGACATACTTTGTATTTAAGTTTTGCCAAGTAAATAAATCGAATACTGGCAATCCAAATTCATTTGTATTGTCTTCATAAATTTTTAATAGTTCTTCATTCATTTATTGCCTTTAGACCATATATAATTCTCTGCGGAGAATTAAATTGCAATTTCCTGTTCCTTACTTTCGCTTCTCTTATTTTTTTCTTTGTTTCCTCTGAATGCTTATATCCTTTTCGTGCTTCTAATCTTTTCTTTATATGTTCTTCTGATTGTGGACCCTTCTTCTTTCCTAGATTTGCCTCACTTATTAATTTACGTTGCTTCATTGGCATTCGCTTACCATAATTGGGATTTCCTTCACCCATCATTCTTTTACTTTTTGCTTTATTATTCTCTTCTGACATTTTGTAGCCAATCATTCCATGAGCTTCAGACTGATCTTCAGAATTCTTCTTTGCAAATCTCTTTTTTTGAGTAATACTTATTTTTTTCTTTGTTTCCTCTTTCCTCGGCACACCCCACAAGTGACTGTCTTTTCCTCTTTTCATCCAATTTACATTATTTTCACCACTCGTATCAATATCATCAATCATACCATCTGCAAGAAATGCTGCAGCATATGCGTGTCTTTTATCACCTAAACGGAGATTATCTATTTGAAATTGTGTTGGTGTACAATATGCAAGTAGCAATTCCATACTACCAATCTTATGTTCCCAATGAATATTTGCATGATCTAATGCGGGAACAGTTATCGTATCATTTAGAAGGTCATCTGGGTGTATTCCTAATTCTTTACATTGAAATCTTGGTATAATATGGTGTTTATGTGTACCGTCTGCTTTCATTTTTCCTATTTAAACTCGCAATCTACCATCATCTCTGTGAGACAGGCGACTAGGTTAATTTCTTGATCTGCAACAAACGCAGACTTGTATTGATATTCTGCAATGATAAGAACAGCTTGAGGGATAGAAGTATCCTTGAGATGTTCATGTATTCCATCATAAATCTTTCGAAAAATCCTTACTGGATCATTATCGACATTTTGAGTAACCCATTTACGTACTTCAGAAAAATGTTTACCCTTTAAGGATTTCATCAATTCAAGAAGATTGATTTCACCAATCTGTGCCAAGATACCGGCATCAATAACTCCACCTGCGGCGTATCTTTGAAGTTCGTTTATCACTCTCCTCATATCTGGAAAGTGTTTCAAAACTAATTCAACAAGAACTTTTTCATCAAACTTGATTTCTTTCAATGTCAGAATTTCTTTAACTCTTTCCAAACATTCTTGTCCAAGTTTCGGTTTCTCTGATCTTGGAATTACAAATTCTATTACAGAGCAACGGCTATGGATAGGATCAATGATCCGATTACGAAAATTACAAGTAAAGATAAAACTAACATTGGCGCTAAATTTTTCAATGAACCCCCTAAGTGCTGGTTGAACCGATTCAGCATTCATGTAATCTGCCTCATCGACTATAACTACTTTTCTTCCACCAGTCATTGAGACTGAACTACAATATTGCTGTAGAAGTGTTCTGACAGTATCTATGTTCCTGCCCTCATTTGAACCATTTATCATTAAATAATCCAAACCTATTTCATCACACATAGCACGAGCTATTGTAGTTTTACCTACACCCGCTCCGCCTGACAAAAGTAAATTTGGAATTTTACCATCATTAACGAAACCTTGAAAAACTTCTTTAACAGGTTCCAATAAAACACAATCCGATACTTTCTTTGGACGAAATTCTTCTACCCATAAAAAATTATTCATATCTAGTCATTCATAATTATCGCAGTTTGTTTTTTGTCTGCTATTGCCTGTTCAATAGAAACTTTAAACGCTTTAGGAAGTTTAGGCATAAGCAACATCATTTGAAGGTGCTCTTTTGTCATTAGGCTTAGGTTACCCACAAAATCTTCTTTGTTCATGACTTCTTGAGATACAATCTTTTTCTTCTTATTCTTTGATCTGAATTTGTCATTAGTTTTCTTTTTATTCTTTTTTGCTTGTGCTTCAGTATCTACCTTAAAATTCTCAGCCATTTGGTGGGCAAGCTTACCGCCTCTTTTGGGATTAGTAAGTTCGTTAGTCCAGATCCGACCCCATTGAGGATCCTTCAATTTCCCAAGCCTTTTTACCGGAACGTTTTTCTGTATTTCCCGTGCCTTAACTGAGGCTTCAAGATTGATGCGAATAGTAGTAGGTTTTAATGCCATAGGAGTAAAAGTTAATTTAGATCCAATATACTTGTCTGCAAGATACAATTGATTTGTTGTATTATCATGACAAGAATAACACCTAAAACTTCCGTCTTTGCTCTTGCGCCATATATGTTGACCATTTGGTAGTTTATTTTGTACATCAGCCGGTGCGCCACATATTCCACATGGAGGTCGACCTTCAATTTGTTTAAAATTCCCCATTTTATCCATTATAATTTGAATTTTGTTCTGTTGCAATCCAATATTGTAATTTGGAATGTTCGTGTGCGAAATGTGCAATACCTTTGGAAGAAATTCCAACTTGATATCCACCACTCAAGAGTTTCATATTCTCAATTTTGAAAACCATTTGAAAATCAGTTTCAGTAGTTCCAACTTCTCTTCGAAATTCATCAGAAGAATTATTATTAGTATCAGTTGCTACCAAAAATATTTTACTTCCATCACCATGTACAACTAATTCTGGTAATGACAAAACTTGTGCCGCTTTTAGACAAGCATCATATGCTTCCTTTGGCATTTTGAATTTAATTTCCGGATTAGGAAAATCAAGTTTTTTCTCTGGAGGTAATACTAACATAGCTGGATCACCATAAACATAGTCTAATTCATAGTCACCACTACTAATATTTAATTTATTTTCTCCTAAATTTAATTCTGGTGCTTTTTCAAAAAGACTGAGTGCTCCTAACAATTTGTTAAGATCATAGATAGCAAATGTGCTGGGAATATCTTCACTAATTTCTGCACTAGTTAGGATATTTTTTTGGGGTGAGATTGTTGAGAGGGTTTTACCTTCCTTGAATTGTATATTTTGATTTATTGTCGCGTAATTTTTAAGTATCGCAGTTGTTTCGGCTGTTAATTTCATTATATTCCTTGTATGTTTAGTATTAATTGTATATCTTATTATATCATGTATTGCTGATTTGTCAAGTTATTTTTCTGGTGTCGTAAGAGCGACTTTATTTCCTTTCTTTTTTTCGACCCGTTCTGATTTCCTCCTTTCTTGTCTTGATTGTTTTCGTTCTTCTGCTTTAGGTCTATTGTCTATATCCACTCCGTGAGAGGCATATTCCAATTTACCCAAATCTTTTAATGTACCATTGAAAACATAAGTACCAACGTGATTCACTTCCATCCAGGGACACAACCAAGTTGTAAATCCTATTTTTCTGGCGAATTGACAAAACATATAATCTTCAGACAAATAACGATCTGAACCACTTGCACCTTTTCCTGCATATAGTTCATTGTCAATTACTGTATCAAAGAAGGCATGAATGTATCGTTTGCCATCAAAATGTTCTGAACGATTATGGTCTGGTTTGTAGGAAAATTGTGGATATTCTTCTCTGAATTTTTCAAAGACTTCACGGGCAATCATAACAAAACCTGTACCCACTTCTAATACTTCAGTAGGTTCATTTACTTTAATTTGAGTGGTGCCTTCTGTTGGATTAAATACAAAATCACCTGTGAATTTTTCTAATACATTAGGATCTTCATCTGCTAATCCTGCATCAACTGCATTTCGTACTTTTTCCCATGCAATACATTTCTTAGGATAAGGTCCACCAATGATTGGCATATCATCATTAATCATAGAAGCAAGTGCCAATACATCTTGAGGATTAAAATTAATATCCGAATCTATGAACATCAGGTGAGTATAGGGGGATCGCAAAAATTCATCAACTAAATAATTTCTTGCTCTTGTAATTAGACTCTCATTGAACAGATAAAAGAATTTAATATCCATTCCATATTTTGTAGCAGTAGTTGCCAAATCACAAGATGCTTTAGTATACATTCCATGACATTGACCGCCATACATTGGCGTGCCAACAAATATTTTCTTTTTTCTTAACTCATTAATATCTATTGAAATTTTCATTCACTTTCCTATTATAAAATTATTAATTATCATATCATTAATATATATATTACCTCAATCCACTCCAATTCATAACTGGATCATTGTACATTTCCATTTGATCTTGTTCTTTTCTCCATTGTCTAATCGCATCTCCACGTTCTTCATCTATAACGTGCTGAGGACGATTATCAACATCTTCCATAGGTTCTTCTGCAACTTTTTTGGCTATACTATCTACCATTCCATTACTCCAAAGATAGGTTAAATTATTCATATTAGTTTTGTATTACTAATTGTCGTTTGAGCTCTTTCTATTTTTTTCTTTAATAGTTTTTTCTCGGTATCATCTTCACAAGATTTTAGCTTCTCTTCATATACAAGAATAGATGCTTTTGTGCGTTCGATTGCGCCTTCTTGGCGTGCTCGTTTTCCGTGCTGTTTCATATTTTTTATAGGCTAAACATTACTACTATTGTAAGGCATAACATACCAAACAAAATTATTGCTGTAAATATTTCTTCAAACCACATTTTCATAAATTTTCTCATTTAGTGTGTTAAACTTGATTCCAATTCCGTTTTTCTGTTTTCCAAAACTTTAACACATACTTTAAGATGTTGAAGTTCTGTATTTAATCTATTAAGTTCAAAAATATTTTGGGTAATTTTTACTGCTCTCAATGTATGTAATTCCATACTCATAATGCAATTTCTCTATTTTTTATTTGACTTAGCTTTTAGTAATTCTAAAAACTTTTTATAATTTTTCTGTTGTTCCCACATTTTCATAATACATTCTCATTTATTTCAATTAAAGATTCTCTCCAATCACCCAATACAGAATCAACTCCTGCAACAGGTGGTGTAACTTGTAAAATTTTACCTTCTTTAACATCCCA